TGAAGATGAAGAACCCGCTGAAGGTGAAGAAGGTGAAGATGAATTTGGTACTGCTTCCGAATTTAGTGCAGCAGACGATTTAGAAGGAGCTGAAGATGAAGAAGTAGAAGAAATCGATGTCACTTCTATCGTTAAGGGTTCGGATGAGGCTAAAGAAATGGCACAACAAGCTGTAACAGTGGGGCAAGAAAATAGTTCATACTTAAAATCGTTAACAGATAAATTATCCAATCTTGAGACACAACTCTCCAAGATGGATACAATCGCAACTAAATTAGGTAAGTTAGAACAAGACATTAAAACACCTGAAGAAAAATTAGAATTACGTTCTTTAGATTCTTTCCCATTTAACCAAAAACTATCAGATTATTGGGAAGAAAAATCTAAAACAGATGATAGATATAGAATTTCCACTGGTGAAGAAAATAATGACGGTGAGAAAAAAGAATATGTTTTAACTCCAGAAGAGATTGAAAATTCTTATAGTGAGGAAATTGTTAAAAAATCTTTTGTACCAGAATCTTATAATAGTAGAAAAAAAAATATTAAAGAACAACAATTACTAAATGAGGGTTTATCCGACATTTTAAAAAAATTCAGAAATAAAAAATACGAAATAAAAGACCAATTATCTAATGAGTTTGGTATTGAGGAGGGTGATGACAAAGAAACTATAGGTAGAAAAATAAAAAACGTTATCGGAAACGATACCAGTAAATCTAATATAATTAAGTTAGCTAAAAAGATTGGTGGAACATTAGGTCGCATGATATTAACTATACTTTTTTTATATACTTTATCCAAAGCCGCTTCAAGTTCACCACTAGGGAATGAAGGTGATATTATATCATTTCTTGGTTATGGTATAGCTTCATACATGATTGGTTATGGTGTGTCTTCAGCACTTGTCAAAGATAATGATAGGTTTAAGAAAGATCGTTAACATAGTCTTACGATAAAAATTATTGAATGGGGTTAGAATATAAATTTTAACCCCATTTCTTGTTTACTATTAACAAACATATCACTATAATTAACCTATATAAAATATATTAATTATTAACTAAAAAAAAAGTATTATGAGTGTACTCGATGCAATCGCAAAACAGTATGAGAACAACAAATCTGGTGGAAATTCAGGTAGTTCATCATACGAACAAGATTTCAGTAAATATTTTGCTGTAAGATTAGAAGAAGGTGTAGATAGTGGTGAATTAACTGTTAGACTTATGCCTCCAAAGAAAGGAGTCCATCCTGTTAACAAAGAAGGTGAAACACCATTTGATGAAGGGCACTGGCATTCTATTAAAGTGGGTGGTAAATGGAGAAAAATCTATTGTAGAAAACACAATGACGGAGAACATTGTCCACTCTGTGAGGTTTCTGATGAACTTTTTAAATCTTGGAAAGAAACAGGAAACAAAACAGACAAAGAGTTGGCAACTCAGTATTCAGCTAAAAAGTTTTATTTAGCTCGACTTATTGATAGAGACAACGAAGGTGATGGAGTTAAATTTTGGAGATTTTCACACAACTATAAAGGTGAAGGTGCTTTAGACAAAATTATTCCTTTATTCACAAAAAGAGGTGACATCACAGACCCAAGAGAGGGTAGAGATATTACTTTGATTTTAGGTCGTGACAATAAAGGTTACGCAAAAATCACTTCTATTATGGCTGAAGATGTAGATGTTTTAACTGACCCTAAATCAGAAAAAGCTAAAGAATGGATGGGTGATACTACTTCATGGAAGGACATCTATAAAGCACAACCATTGGATTATGTTCAATTGATAGCTGATGGTGAAACACCACAATGGGATAAAAACCTTGAGAAGTTTGTAGCAAAAGGTGATGATTCAGAATCTGAAACTTCATTCAAAGAAACACCTAAAAAAGAAACAGCAAAAGTAGTCAACACAACTACTGATGATGATGACGATGATGAACAACCATTCTAAAAACAAAAAACATGGCAAAAAGTATTAAGAAAAAATCATTTTCTTTGGATTCTGTTAAAGACAGATTTTCATCGAAAACAAAATATAAACCTGATAGTTTTATCGATTTGGGAGAAGTTTTCCAAAAAGCTACAGGAGTACCTGGACCGGCTATTGGTCACCTTAATGTCTTTTTGGGTCATTCTGATACTGGAAAAACAACTGCTTTAATTAAAGCCGCTATTTGGTGTCAGAAAAATGGAATCTTACCTGTATTCATTATCACAGAAAAGAAATGGAATTTCTCTCACGCGAAAATGATGGGGTTTGAATGTGAAGAAGAGTCTCCTGGCGATTGGTCAGGATTCTTTATCTTCCGTGATGATTTTGATTATATTGAACAAATTACGGATTACATGAACGAAGTTTTGGATACGCAAGCAAAAGAAAATTGGCAAAATGAAGATGGGTCACCATTAGATATTTGTTTCTTGTGGGATTCAGTTGGTTCAATTCCATGTAAAATGACCTTTGAAGGTAAAGGAGGTAAAATGCATAACGCATCTGTTTTAGCAGATAAAATTGGTATGGGTTTAAATGGTAGGATAACAGGATCTAGAAAAGAAACTAGTCCACATACAAACACAATAGTGTTCGTAAACCAACCATGGGTCGAGTTACCTGACAACCCATTCGGACAACCAAAAATCAAAATGAAAGGTGGTGAGGCTATTTATCTAAACAGTACTTTAATTTTCTTATTTGGAAATCAAAAGAACGCTGGAACAAATAAATTGAAAGCCACTAAAAACAGTAGAAGTATTAATTACGCTACTAGAAGTAAAATATCTATCTTAAAAAACCACGTTAATGGTATTGGTTACCAAGACGGTAAAGTAATTGTAACACCACACGACTTTATTGAGGACTCAAAAGCAGCTGAAGAAAAATATAAAAAAGAATATGCTGATTATTGGATTGACATGTTTATCAAAAGTGGTTTGGAAGAACTAGATGAAACAGATATCGATTTTGATATCGAAGAAAATGAAAATATTGAAGGACTAGCTTAAAGTAAAAAAATGAGGATTAATTACAATAAACTTAAAGAATTAAATGAAGAGGCTCTTTGTGATGATGGTAAAGGTCAGTTATCGGCTTACTATATTCTACAAATGGGTATTGAAAAATTCGTTCAAGGTGAACCTTTAACGGAAGAACACAAAAATCTTTTATTAGAAATGGGTATATTGGAATTAACCGAAAGAGAAATAACTAGTCGAAGTATTGTTGGACCTTTTAATTTTAATAATGATGGGTCTACGAACTCCTAAAACAAGGAATAGGCGAACAAAAACACTTATTGTCGATGGTAACGTTCTTATGAAACGTTCTTATAACGGAGCTAAGAACGTTTACCATAAAGACAAACACATTGGTGGGATATTTGCTTTCTACAGTACCTTACGTAAAATAATCATAGAACACAAGATTGAAAAAGTTGTTATCACTTGGGATGGTGAACGTGGAGGTACTTTGCGTTTAGATTATTATCCTGAATACAAGGGAAATAGACCTAGATACTTTGACCAAGAGTATGAAATCCAAAAACTTAGAGTAAAAGAATACGCTGAAGATTTATTTATCAGACAATATGAACATGAAGACGTTGAATCGGATGATTTGATAGCATTTTATTGTTTAAATAAAAAGAAGTTAGAAGATGTTATGATATACACTAACGATAGAGATATGTGCCAATTAATTAATGAGGAGGTAACTATGTTTTTAGCGGATAAAAAAATGGAAGTGGGTATCGGTAATTATGGTTGGTTTTTTGAGCACAACTACCAAAACGCTGGCTTAATAAAAATAATAGAAGGTTGTTCCTCAGATAATATTAAAGGTATTGATGGAGTGACTGAAAATACATTATTAACACACTTCCCCCAACTAAAGGATCGTAAGGTCACTTTGGATGAAATATTTGAACAAAGTAAATTAATACAAGAAGAAAGAGGTAGTAAACCACTAAAAGTTATTGATAACATCCTCAATGGTGTATCCAAAGGTGTGCATAGGGGGAATGTCTATGAAATAAATAAAAAAATAATTGATTTAAATAGCCCTTTATTACCTGAAGAGGCTGGAGAATCAGTAAAAAATTTAATAAATTTACCATTAGACCCTGAAGGTAGAGAGTATAAAAACGTACTCAAAATGATGATGGATGATGGTGTTATATATGCTTTACCTGGTGGGGAAAATGGTTATTTAAATTTTATGGAACCATTTATTCGCCTTATTAAAAAAGAAAAATTAAACTTTAAAAACAAAAAAAATGAAAAAATTTGAATTTGTATTGTACATTAATGGTAATATCGTAGTACAAAGATATTTTACCGTAAAAGATTTTAACAAAGATTCTATTAGATCTTTAGACGCTAAATATTGTGTAGACAATTGTGTTAGAATGATTGAGAATAATTTAAAAGAAAAAACTTTTGAATACCTTTATAAGAGTTATAACCCATACAAAGAACAACTCCAAGAAGATATTATTTCTGAAAACATTTATGAAGAAGAAGATGTTTTTGATTTTGAAATTAAAACAGATGATAGATTGGTAGTTAAAAAAAGATTCTCTGGTAATGTTTATCCACAAAGAGTAAGATATTCTGTAGACATTAGAAAGATAATCCCTTCCCTAATCAAAGAAATACAAGAAACTTTTTCTGAAGAAAATTTTAGTGTGGAATATGGCGGAATCTCATTGTAATTTATTATTTATTATTAAATGTCGAATATGAGTAAAGAGTTAACATTAGGATACCTAGGATATAAGTTTCAGACAGAGTTAATAAATCAAATCCTACATCCAGCTAATAAAAAATTTTCAGACAGAATCATAGACATTGTTCACGCTAAGTATTTTGATAATGAGTATTTTAGATTGATTATCGCTACTGTAAAAGATTATTTTGAAAGATTTGAAAAAATACCTGCATGGGATACATTAGAAACAATCTTAAAAGTAGAGATTAAAGATAAAATAACCCAAGACTACGTTTTTGAAATAACTAAAGAGATTAGAAATCTTGAAGTAAATGATTGGGAGTATGTACAACAAGAATCTTTAAATTTTTGTAGACAACAAGAGTTAAAGAAAGCTAATGACAAAATATCTAAAATTATCGATAATGGTGAATTTGGTAGATATGAAGAATGTGCTGAAATAATGAAAGAAGCTCTATCCGTTGGAGCAGAAAAAGATGACGGGACATCCATTACTGAAGGATGGGACATAGTTTTAGAAGAAGATTTTAGACACCCAATTCCCACGGGAATAAGTGGTATTGATGAATTAACCGATGGGGGTCTATCAAGAGGTGAATTAGGTGTTGTATTAGCCCCATACGGTACAGGAAAAACCACAATATTAACCAAAATCGCTAACACAGCATATAATGTGGGAGCAAATGTTTTACAAATAGTTTTTGAGGATAAGGCTGAGATAATTAAAAGAAAACATGCCGCTTGTTGGAGTGGTGTGGAACTTAATAACTTGTCAGAAGATAAGGAGAGGGTTATTGAGGTTATTAAAGAAAAAACTCATGGCAGAGAAAATGATTTGGTTATAAGAAAATTCCCATCTGAGGGGGTTACAATGAATACTATTAAATCTTATGTTAGACATTTGATTTCTATAGGATTTAAACCTGATATGATTGTTTTAGATTATATTGATTGTGTTGAATCAACAAGAAGATATAATGATGAATGGTCAGGAGAAGGTAATGTTATGAGAGGTTTTGAATCTATGTTAGCTGAGTA